ATCGCTTGACATGTCCGTCCGCGCGATGGATACTTGTCTTGTCCGACTCCTACTGTAGCCCGCTGCTGGGAATCGGTAGCGGGCTTTTTTGAGGAACTATGAAACTTATCTTTCCGATCTGCTTCGGTAATCGTGATCTACTGCTTCGTGGCACCGAAATACCAGGCCGCGCAAGACAGCGTGAGCCGCACTGTGGCCGCGGCGGTTGGGCGATGACCTGGCGCACGTTTGTTAACTTGTCGCTTGGGTTATTGCTCGGACGCTGCATTTGGCAATGGCTAGGTGGCAGATGAGCATCACCGTCAACAAGTGCGCGAAGTGCGGGCACGAGTGGCCGCAGTCTGGCAAGGTGCCGCCGCGGCGCTGCCCGGCTGCGGGCTGCCGCACGGTGAAGTGGAAGAAGGCTGCGAAATGATCGAGACAATCGCACGCTGGATCTGCCGCAGCTTTCACCGACGCATCACGCGAGCCTATCACGGCCGCTACTACTGCCTGCGCTGCCTGCGGACGTACGAGGCGGGGTACCGATGAGCGCTCCGACTGTAGCGGCCGTGATGCTGGCGAACGGCCGGCCTGAGATGGTCGCCCGCGCGGTCAAGTCATTCCTCGCGCAATCCTTCCACGGAGCGCGCCTGCTGGTGTTCGAAACCGGTCCGGTTCCGATAGTTCGCGATCCATCGTGGAGCGTCGATTGGGCAACAAACTATGGGCACGTAGCATCAATCGGTGCTCTCCGAAATGCGGCCAACACCTGCGTAGGTGCCGACATCCTCCTGCACTGGGACTCCGACGACTGGAGCCACCCGAACCGCATCGCCGAGCAAGTCGCGCTGCTGCAATCGAGCGGCGCGGAGTGCGTCGGCTACAACGAGATGCTGTTCTGGCGCGTCGCTCCATGTGGCCGCAATGATTGCACGGGCGGCGGCTGCTGCAAAGGTAGCGAAGCGTGGCTCTACCATTCCGCCGTCCCGAACTACGCCGTCGGCACAAGCATGTGCTACTGGCGCGAGGCGTGGGAGCGAAACCCGTTTCCTGACCGTTCGGAGGGCTGCGACGATCTGTACTGGTTCAATCGCGGCGTGAAGATTGCCAGCGTCAGCGCGATACCAGACGATACACGCATGGTTCCAGGATGGAAAATGCACCCGCGCATGATCGCGAGCATACACGGCGGCAACACCTGCGCGCGGATCGACGCGGCGCAGCGAGAGTGGACGCGCGTGCCGGAATGGGACAGCTACGCAAGGGAGGCGATGCGGCTATGAATCTGAATGAATATGCACAAGAATGCCGAAAGGCTAATGACAAATGGTGGCGGGATCCGGTGACGCATGAACTGCTTCCAGATCGCAATGTTGGCGAGCTGCTCATGCTCTGCGTTTCGGAGCTTTCTGAAGCGATGGAGGGGCACCGGAAGAATTTGACGGACGACAAACTACCGCATCGCTCTATGTTCGACGTGGAGTTGGTGGATTGCCTGATCAGGATTTTCGACTTGGCTGGGGATCGTGGAATTGACTTACAGGCGATCTATCTCGAAAAGATGGCATACAATGCGAATCGTCATGACCACACTTATGCCGCACGTTTAGCGCATGGAGGGAAGAAATACTAATGTCGATCTGGTTTGTGATTCCCAGCATCCGACCCAACGGCGGCACGATCCCGCTATGGCGCGAGCGCGGTTACAAAGTCGCCTGCCTGCGCCAGGGCGATCCCATCGACTGCGAGCTGCAGATTCCGACCGGTGAGTACCACGGCTGGGCGCCGAGCGTCAACATTCTCGCGAAGTGGGTAGTCGAGCATGACCCGACGGCGGAATGGATCGTGACGGGCGGCGACGACTACGAGCCGGACATGGCGAAGTCTCCGGAAGAGATCGCATGCGAGTGCTCTCATTGCTTCTGGAAACTTAACAAGACTGAGATTGGAGATACCTTCGGCATCATGCAGCCGAGCGGCGACCGCTGGGGCGACACGCCGGCAGCGCGCAAACAGTACGGCGAACACCGCGGAGCATACCTCGACCGCATCGCAGGCAGCCCGTGGATGGGGCGCGAGTGGGTGAAGCGCGCGTACCAGGGCAACGGGCCGATGTTCGCGGGTTATCGACACATGTACGCCGACGAGGAGCTGAAGGAAGTCGCGGAGAAGCTCGGCGTCTACTGGGCGCGGCGCGATATCATCCAGCTTCACCAGCACTGGGGACGCAAGCCGGGCGACGAGTTCGCGGATATCGCAGACTGTCCAGACTTCCTGCGGCCCGTCAACACGCCGCAGCATTGGCACGAATCGCAGCGGCTGTTCGTTGAGCGCAAGGCTGCGGGATGGCCCGGGAGTGAACCGCTATGAGAGATCAGAGGATTGATCCCATCGCCGGAGACCGGTTCCAAAAGGGAGAATCCACGGTGACTATCGTGCGCGCGTCGTCTGGAGAGCTATCATTCACATTTTGCGGCATCCTGCGAGATGCACCGCCGATGGTTGCTTGGCACGAACCGTGGCTGCCAGCATTTCGCCGCTGGGCAAAAGATGCCGAGCCTCTTGACAATCCTGTCCGTTAGGCGGATACTTTTAAATCTGACGCGCGTGAACCTGATTGTCGCGTGGTACGACTTTTGGATAGGGATATTTTGGGATAGGGCAAAACGTCGTCTCTACATTCTGCCGATTCCGATGATCGGGATCATGATCGAATTCTCTAAATGAAAAGACTCTACATCACGTTCAGCGGCGCAGCATACGACGACACAACATCCCGCATCGTCGAGTTCGCGCCGCGCTTCGGTGCCGATCAGGTTCTCGTGTACGACGACCGCTGGCTGATGGAACAGGAGTTCTACCGGCTCAACAAGTGGCTGTGGACGTACCCGGACACGACTGATCCGAGGCGTGCGCCGCGCGGGTTCGGCTGGTTCTGCTGGAAGCCGTTCATCATCCTCGATGCGCTGAACCGCTGCGAACCGGGCGATATCGTTCTCTTCACCGACGCCGACACGTTCCCGATTCACGACTTCAGCATGCTATACGAAGAGTGCGCGCGGATCGGTGGAACGATGCTGTTCAACGCGTACGGCTGCGACCACGCGAACTGGTGTAAGCATGACTGTCATGTCGTGATGGGCGACTGGGATTTATTCCGTGGACATAAAACACACGGGTGCGCTCGTTTCATGCTATTTCAAAAGGGGCCGTGGCACGTTCAGCAATTCCTAATGGAGTGGCTGACGTACTGCCTTAACCCGTTGGCAACCACCTTTGAGAAAAGCGAATTGTTCCCAGACAGCGTGCGGGGCGATGTAGATCTTCACGAGCACCGCACAGAGCAGGCCATCATGACCAACCTGGCGTACAAGTACGGGCACAAGCTCTACCGCGAGGCGTGCCAGAACGCCGCGACGCAGCCGGAAGACCAGGAGCTGTACCCGCAATTGTTCCAGCAGGTCGGCTGCGCGCATCATGCGAAATCGCTCGCCGGATCGAGGTTTCGCAATGTATAGCCAGAACGCTGAAGAAGAACACATCACGCGGATATGCGGCGGCATCCCGACGGGCCGTTTTTTAGACATAGGGAGTTACAACCCGTTCCTATTCTCCAACACGCGGGCGCTGTTCGAGCGCGGATGGTCCGGCGTGATGGTGGAAGCGTCGCCAGGGCCGTTCATGGACCTACTGATCGAGTACGGCAACTGCGAGCGCATCGAGCTTGTGTGCGCGGCGGTCGCTACCATGCACGGACTTGTGAGGTTCCATCACAGTGAGGCCGGCGTCGGCACCTCGAACCCACACCACTACCAGAAGTGGCGCGACTCCGCAAAGTTCGATGGCCGATTTTGGGCACCGACGATAGTGCTGGAAGACGTCGTGGAGCGGTTCGGGCATGACTTCGATTTCATCAACATCGACATCGAAGGCGGAAGCGCGGATCTGTTCGCGCGATTGCTGGCGCACCAGCATCGCATGCGCCCAAAGTGTTTCTGCGTCGAGCACGACGGGCGGCAGGAAGAACTGACGCTGATGGCGCTCACCGCGGGCTACGTGCGAGAGCACCTGAACGGCGAGAACGTGATCTTCGCGAGGCAATGATGAGTGACGAATACAGCGACCACAGTATAAACCTGATGTTGGTAGTTGCGAACGCGGCCAGACGGATCGAGCGAGAGGAATGTGCTCGAATCGCAGATCGCGGCGAGTCTCCTAAAAAGATAGCTGATGAAATAAGGGCGCGTAAACATGGCGAGTGACGCAGAGAAGTACGCAATCCGACAAGTCATGAAAGATATCATTAGCCCGTGCGTGGTCGAACTCGGCGCGCGCACCGGCGAAGACGAACCGTGGATCCGCGGCGTGTGCCACGAAGACCCGTGCTATCTGATGGTCGAGCCCGACCTGCGGAATGCGCAACTGATCCTCGACCACCCGCGCGGCATCGACCGCAATCGCCGGCTGATCCTCGGCGCGGTGGCAGAGTACGACGGAGACGCGCGTTTTCACCTGAGCCACAATCCAGACGGTTCGCGTACGTCTGGCTCGATTCGGCGGCCAACCGGCCACATGAAGTATTACCCACAAACGGCGTTCGAGGGCGTCAACCTTGTGCCGTGCTGGACCCTCGACACGATCTACCAGAAAGAATGGCTGACGAAGATTGATCTTCTCTGGGTCGATATCCAGGGCGCTGAGCGCGACATGATCGCAGGCGGCCAGGGTGCATTGCAGCGGACGCGCTACCTCTTCATCGAAGTGGAAGACGGCGAGCTCTACCAGGGGCAGGCGCTCCGCTGCGAACTACTCGCGATGCTGCCCGGCTGGCGGATCGTCGAAGACCTCGGCCAGAACGTGCTGTTGGGCAATCCGAACATGATCGAGGGCCGGATATGAAAAGGTACGTGGTTGCAATCAGCTATAAAGAAGCCTGCGATCTCGTTCAAGAGATCGGGTGGGACACCAAAGCTGAGGCAATGAAGCACCTCGAAGATGTCAAGAAACTACCGACCGATCCATTTTACGGCAATCAGTACAAAGTGTTTGAGGTTAAGGTATGAAAATCGTCGCGATCATGCCCGTGCGAAACGAAGACTGGGTGCTCGGCCTGTCCGCCCGCGCGCTGCTGAAGTGGGTCGATGAACTGGTGATCCTTGACCACTGCTCGACGGACGGCACAGACGACATTATTTACGATCTAAGTAAAAATTATGGCCGCATCGTCAGGGTATTTGAGCATGATCCGAAATGGGAAGAAATGCGCCATCGCCAACGGCTATTGGATGTCGCGAGAACATGCGGTGCCACCCACATCGTCACCATCGACGCCGACGAGGTGCTATCCGGCAACCTGCTGCCATATGCGCGGGACATCGTCGGCAACACGCCGCCCGGCATGGTGCTGCAACTCCCGTGGATCACATGCCGCGATTCGATCTACCAGCATCACCGCAGCGGACTCTGGGCAGAGCAGCACGCGAGCATGGCTTTCGTGGACGATCCGAAGCTACACTGGCAGCAGCGCAACGGCTACGACTTCCACAACCGGGCGCCGATGGGGCGGCCGGAAGTCCCGTTCAAACCGATCTCGCACCTACAGGGCGGCATCTTGCACCTTCAGTACTCGAATCGGCGGCGGCTGCTGGCAAAACAGGCACTTTACAAGCTCACCGAGATCATTCGTTGGCCCGGCCGCGATTCAATCGACGTGATCAACGCGCGGTACAACTGGAGCGTTTACGGGCAGGCACAGAAACCGGATTGGATGTCTCCGCTTTCGTTCGACCTGCAAGTCACGCCAGAGAATTGGTGGGAAGGGTACGAAGACCTGATGCAGCACTTGCACTTGGACGCCGCGCCTTGGCAGGAAGCCGAATGCCGCAAGCTGATCGAGCAGCACGGGCGCGCTAAATTCGCCGGGTTGGACCTGTTCGGCGTGGTGTGATATGAGCTTGCATCATCGAAGCCCTTCTCGCAGAGCAAAGATCATGGTGACCCTTCGCAAGACTGGAGGTCGATTCTGCTGGATTTGTGGGCGAGTTATGTTGTTCGGCCCAAAGAGGAAGGGAAATCCTCGGATAGCGACAATTGACCATGTAATCCCGTACGCAGATGGAGGCACAGACGCATTGGTAAATTTAAAGTTGGCTCATTATCAGTGCAATCATGAACGTGGACGGTTGCGCGAATTTCAGATTACGCCAGCATGCCAGCGGTGGGAAGATGATGGCGGCTCACAATTCATCGGGCAGGTATAAACTCAGGCCAAAAGTGACAATCCGCCCGTTTCAGAGTAAAATCGCGGCATGAGACGACTTGTTTGCTCGCAAGAATGGAACCTGCGCAAATTGGGGTTCAATGTCTTGGCGAAATATTGCTCTGAATGGTGGGGGTTCAGCGCATGAGACGCCGCGCAATGAATTGGCTCGCCAGCGCTTACCGCGCACTTCGCCCCCAACCGAACTATCGAGAGGAGTATCGCGCCACGTCGCAGGCGCTGGCCGAGGTGCAGTCTGAGGCCGCGGCCCGCGAGGAACGCTTCAAGGCCGACTACATGGAGCGCGCCGCGGAGCTGATCGAGGCGCGGCAGATGGCCGGCGCGGGCCCGTGGCTGGTTGCGGAGGCGCGCGGCCAGGTGAACCGGCCCGGGGCCAACTTGCGCGAGGCGACGCCGCTGGATTCGCAGGGCGCGTACGGCGACATCGAACTCGCGCTGCAGAACGTCGAATGGCGGCGGCAGGTCAACCTTTCATGGCTGGAGTTCTCGCGCTGGGGGATTCAGCAGATCATCCTGATTTCCCGGCTTTACTACCTCAAGAACCCCATCTGCCGGCGCCTAATCGACGTTTGCGCGGCGTACGTTTTCGCGCGAGGCGTGGAAATCACCACCAACGACGACGCGGCCAACGAAACGCTGAAGGAGTTTTTCGAGCGCAACAAGACCGTGATGGGCCAGAACGCGCTCGTCGCGCAGGAGCGGTCAAAGGACACCGATGGAAATCTATTCTGGGTATTCTTCTCGGATAAAGCGGACAAGGGACTCACTTCGATTCGCACGATTGACGCGACCGAAATTGCGGATATCGTATGTGACCCTGATGATTCTGATTCTCCGTGGTTTTACCGGCGCACCTGGGACCAGCGAACGTTCGACGCCACGAACGGAACGACTGCGATCACGACTCAAAGCGCGTGGTATCCCGCCCTGGGGTATGAGCCGACCGCGCAACCGAAGACCATAAACGCCGTCCCGGTATTCTGGGATCGGCCCGTCTTGCACCGCAAGACCGGCGCGGTCGCGAAGTGGCATTTCGGCTGCCCGCGCATTTACCCGATGCTGGACTGGGCCCGTGAAGCGCGGCGGTTCCTGGAAGCATGTGCCAGCGTGCGGCAGTCGCTCTCGCAGTTTGCTCTGACTCTCACCACCAAGGGCGGCCAACAGGCGCTCGAGGGCGTCAAGGCGCAGATGAGCACCACGGTTGGCCCGACGGCGCAGATATGGGACCAGAACCCTCCAGCCGGCCGCGGTTCCACGTTCGCCAGCGGCCCGGGCACGAAGCTCGAAGCGTTCAAGACGGCCGGCGCGGGATTCTCGCCCGAGGACGTGCGGCAGTACAAGCTCATGTGCTGCATGGTCAAGGGCGTGCCGGAGACATTCCTTGGCGACGTGAGCACCGGCAATCTGGCGACGGCGACGAGCCTTGACCGTCCGACCGAGACGATGTTTCTGGAACTCCAGGAGAGCTGGCGCGAGGATCTGTGCACCATCGCGGGATACGTGCTAAAGGTCAGCCAGGGCGCGCCGTCGGGTTCTCTGCGTGAAGCGGTGCGCCATGACTTCAAAGTCGTTGAAGCGAAACAGATCACGCGCAAGGATGGGAAGCGGGTCTACGAGGCGATGAAGCCAGCGACCACATCCGGCGATATCGAGATCCAGGTAAACTTCCCCGCGATTCGTGAGGGCGATATTCCGGCGCTCGTTCAGGCCACGGTCGAAGCGATGACGCTCGGAAACAAGTTCGGGCAGGTCGCGGGCATCGACGAGAAGACTGGCGTACGGCAGCTTTACGATTACCTCGGAGTGGAAGACGGCGACGCCATCGCGGAGGAGCAGTATCCCGAAGGCTCCTACGAGATGGACCGTCAGGCGCAGAAAGACGCGCAGGCCGAGCTTGACGCCAAGATCGCCAGCGCCATGCCGCAACCCGCCGCGCCCGGGGCGAAGTCCGCGCCCGTGAAGAAGATCGAGGCAGCATCGCAGCGGCTCGCCCGCGCGTTGCACCTGCTGGAAAGAAAGGGGCTTGACAGAAATATCCATAACGCGGATACTGAGGACATGACAATTACTGAAGGTTGGGTGACAATCAACGGAGAGCATGTACTGCTCAATGACGGCGGCGGGAGCGGTGCCGAAGCCGCTGCTGTGCACAGCAAGAGCGCCAACGCAGCATCTTCGCATGCTTACAATCTTGGAACTTCTGAAGCGCACACATCTGCGGCAGATTCGCACGATAAAGCCAAAGCCTCTCATTTGTCTATAGGGAAAGAGCATCGCGCCGAAGCCGGGCGCAAGGAAGAAGAATCTAATCAGCTCAAAGGAAAGGCAAAAAAAGAAGGGTTAGCTATCGTGGCAAAGCTCAAAGCAAAAGCGATGGAGCATTTCGGGAAATCTACCGAACATGGCCGTTTATCTGACCAACACCGAGCGGAAGCAAAATCCGTAGGGAAAAATATCAATTACACATCTGGCACTGTGTTGGCAAACACGGCTCCCGGCCAAGGTTACTTCAACACCATCTATCCTAAAAAATAGATGGAACTCGCCGACAAGTTGAAGACGCTGAATCCGAGCCCGCTGGACATGGCCGAGCCTGACGAATGTTGCGGCGGCGCGCTCACCAAAGCGCTCAGGTCCGGCGAATTGGCGCGGAGTTCAGAGTGGACTCACGCGAATTGCGGCTGTCGCTGGGCGGCGCGGCAGATGGGCGACGGTTCGAGATTCTGGTATCCCGTGGTGGAAGTATGGATAATCTAAACGATCAAATTGCAAAAATTGATATTGAGGAACGAGGTAAGCTGGCGGACGACTTTTCAGATTTATGCAGTTCCCTCGGCGTCTCGGACGATGCGACTGCGATCGTATCGGCCATCGGTCTTCTTGCAGATCAGGTTATGCGGTTGCGTCATCACTTGGAAAATAGATGCTAGATCTCGCCGACGCCGCGAACGATCTCTCCGCGCTTCTGGAAGCTGCCGCGCCGCGCCAAGGGCTGCGCCACCCGTCCCACGCGCGGATCGTCGCACCGGCGCGCAAGAAGGTTGAGCGCGTCTTGCGGCACTACTTCGCGCGGCAGGAAGCGGCGCTGCTGGCAGAGATCAAGCCGAAGATCGCGGCGCGGGAAGCGAACCAAAGCGAACTGATGCGAACTGATGCGAACTTTCACGTGGTAGAATCTGTTTTTGGCTCATCCGCAGTCCGGTCTTCCAAACCGGTCTCAACGACTGAGGGCACAGCGGATGCAATTGGGAACGGAATAAGGCACCGTGCCCTTGAAGCGTCCAGCGGCGGCACGCTCTACGCACACACCATCTTGCCGGCCAGCATACACCCGCTACGCTTCCCCGTCACCAGCATCGAAACCGAGGAATGGAACGCTGCCATCCGCGCGGTGATCGCGGGCGCGGCGGCATCCATCGCGTCGGGTGTCACGGTCGATGACGCCGTATCCCGCTGGCTGCGAGATAACAGCCTCACGCGCTTGACGGGCGACTTCTCGAACACCAGCATCAATCGGCTGCGCGATGCCGTGGCCGACGCTTGGGACGCGGGCGGCAGCTACGAGCAGATCGTCAAGGCGATTCAGGACACATTCGCGGACTTCAGCGACACGCGGGCGGGCATGATCGCGCAGACGGAGATTAACGACGCCTACAACCGCGGGCGCATCTACACTGCGGTGCAGGCCGGGTTCGATCAAAAGGCGTGGGATCCTGACGGCGAGGCGTGCCCGATCTGCATGGAGAACGTCGATGAGGGATGGATCGGGATTGACGATGAATTCCCGAGCGGCGATCTGGCACCGACGGCCCACCCCAACTGCGATTGTTCGATAGATTTCCAGAAAGGGAGTGAATAATTGTACACTTTGGAGCATGAAACTGTTCCGATTGTTCGTATTCCTCACCTTTGCGGCCGTCGCGTTCGCGCAGGCTGGCACGCCGTTCGATTGCACCAGCGTTTTCACCTTCACCGGCACCGGCGCGCAGACCGGCCAGAATAACGCTTCCTCCTCTGCACCGTGCGTCGCGTGGCGCGTAACCTTCACTTCCACTGGGTTCTCCAGCGTGACGGTCAAGTTCCAGACTTCGCCGGACAATTCCTCATGGTCCGACGTGACCAACTCCATTTGCAGCAGCACCGTGCAGCCTCCCTGCGTCATCGACGGCGCGAACCCTCTGACCGATGGCGTGATGGGCACCTCGGCATTCCGCGCGTACGGGAAGTATGTCCGTGTGAACGTCACCGGCACCACCGGCGCAGGCAGCGGGCAGGTAGTCACCTACGGATACAAGGGCACCAGCGCCAGCGCCAAGCTCAAGAACGTTGTGCCGGGCGGCTACTACGTCGATGCGGTGACGGGCGGCGGCAGCGACTCCAACTCGGGGCTGTTCGGCCACCCGTGGGCCACGCTGGCGCATGCGGCATCGACCGTGCCAGCCTCGCCGAACACTGATATTCACCTGATGTATCCCGACGGTTCCTGGGTGGTTGCGCCACCCGCTTGGTTGAACATTTCCGCGCTGTACCAGGTCAACATGCCGAGCGGCGGCACTGCGGTTTCGGACATCAGCGGAAACCTCGGCACCGGCACGATCAACAGCCTTTCCGGCACAGGCTTTATCGCGGCGCGCAGTTCCTTCGTGGGACTGCCGCGCCTCACAGGCATCGAGGGCACCAACAAGGATTTCTCAATCGTGATGATCGCGGCGCCGATTCCTCCGCTGAACTCGAGCTGGAACGGCGGCCTGTGGAGCTATGGCACTTCGACCACGGCAGAGCAGTCCGCGATCTACACCAAGAACGCGACCAACAATCTCTACTTTGGGCTGTGGGGTTCCGCTGAGACGATCATGGGGACGTACACCACCGGGCAGCGGACGCACATTGTGACCACGAAATCGGGCACGACGGCGAAGATGTACATTGCCGGCTCGCTGACGGGTACCGAAACGCTCACGGGCATGAACCTGACGTATGCGGCTGGGACTCACAATCTCGGCCGCTTCAATAATAACGGGGCGTCTTCGTTCTACGCCGACGGCAACATTGAGCTTGCGATCATTTATGCCGGCTACGTGCTGACCGCGGGCGAGATCGCCTCAATGTCCGCGTACGATGTGCATGCGCCCAGCGACGTGCCGCCCGCTGTCTGGCCGACCTACGTCACCAGGACATGGACAGTCAACCCGACGCCGGTACTTCCGCATGGCAGTGGTGCCGAGCCGGATGCGTCGAAAGCGATCGGGCCCGCGATTTGGTCGGAGGGCGGGACGCAGTACGTCTTCTACTCTGGCTGGGATGCCGGCAACAATCACGGCTCGGTCTGCCTCGCGCAAGGGCCGGATCTCAACAGCCTCGTGAAGCAGGGAGCGGTACTCTCGCACGGCACGGGCGGCGATTGGGACAGCGCCAGCGCCTGGAGCCCGAACATTGCCAAGTACGGCAGCACGTATTACATGTACTACGCGGGCAGCCAGAATACGGGGTTGGAGGCGGGCCCGCTCAGTATCGGCGCGGCGACGGCGCCGGCCATCACCGGGCCCTGGACGAAGACCGGCAGCGCGATCCTCAGCCCGTCTGCTGGTTGGGATTCGGGCATCATCTACCGCGTGTATTCGGTCTTCGATGGCACGACTTACTATCTGTGCGGCAACGGCAAGACGACGACCGTTCCAGACGATACGCTCGAATCCATCGGCTGCTGGACGGGCAGCACGCCGACGGGGACCTACACGCAGATGACGACCAATCCGCTATTCACCGGGCTGGCGCTCAGTCAATCGAACCTGCGGGTTTTCGATCCGACCATCTACGCGACGACGGGCGGATACATCGGGCTTTACACCGGCCAGAGCTTGATTTCAGGGGCGCGGACGGATAACGTGGGCGCGTATTGGTCGAAGGATCTCACGCGCTGGTGGGATTACGGATCGTGGATTACCGGCCTGACGAATTACCAAAAGCCTTCGCTGCTGCTGACCGGATCGCAGTGGCAGGCACTCGTTGACGACTTCACAAATACCTTCCTCGCGACCCTGAACTAAACCCCGTTCTTGCCGAATAGCGCGACGATGGCGCTTTGATTCAGATCCAGCGCGGGCCGCAGGTAGGGACGCGCGTACATCCCCTTCCAGTTCTGGTGCTTGTAATCGTACACCCAGCTTCCGGTGAATGGCACGCCTTCCTGTGGCAGCGGGTACGGATAGGTCCCGCTGCCGATTATCCCCGTGCCGAACTCGACGAAGCTCGCATGCCCCGATGTGTAGCTTACCGTCCCCGTTACACGCTGCCCTTTCCATTGCGTCTCGCGGCCTCCCGATGACACGAGCTCGCCAGTATCGACGGGGACAAGCTGCTGGCTGGCACCCAGCACCAACTCCGTAGCTCCGTCCACCGCGGCGATGATGCGCGGTACGATGAGCGCTTCGAGCTTGGCGAAGTTGCCTGCCTGGAACGTGACGTTAGCGCGGATGTTCATTTCAGCACTTCGGAATTCTGTCAGTCTTAAGTCCACCAGAACAGAAGTACACGAAATGGCACTTCGGACATTCGGCATTGTGCGTGTCGATGGCCATCATTCCGCCGCATCCGTTTGGACACATCCCTGCGTCAATTAGATCAGATTCGCGGCAGAATTTCTCAATAGCGGCGGCGTCCTTTTCGACGTCTCCGCTGCTTACGATTGCGACATTCTTTGGATTTCTCACGGCGTCCCCACGCTCGGCGAGATCGTCAGATTGCCCGTCGCCAGTTCCAGCGTGCCAGCCGGCGATCCGCCCGTCAGCGTGAACTCGCACGGCATGCCGAAGACGCCAGCCGCGCCGAGCGATTCGGTGTCGGCGGGGTCAAGAGTCAAAATAGCAAGTCCCATCGTTGGATTGTTATAGACGATCCCCTCAGTTGTTAAGGAAGACTTATCAACTGAAAACGAACCGTTGCTCGCGTGGAAGTACATCACAGAATCCGTCAGGTCGAACGGCGTTATCCCGTCCATTTGCAGCACGTCGATGTAGTAAATCGCCGTCTTCGCCCGCACGATGGACATGCGGATGGCAGACGGCGTGACGGCTGCGGTTAGCGTCAGAGTTCCGCTCATTGCGGCAGACCAGCCTTACGCGTCATGATCGCGGCTTCAACGCCAGACAGCCGCACGTTTCCGAACTGCTGGAAATACCCGGCGATAAACTCGCGCATGGCCGAGCAGCCGGCAGCGTAACCGCGCGTCTCTGACATTTCTTTCTTGAGACTCTGGTATTCCCGCTGGTACTTGGCGCGGCACGCCTTGCACCACTTCGGGTTACCTTCGGTGTCCAAATCCTTCTCGCATTTCGAGCATTTCGTCTCAAGTTCTTGATCTGCCATGCGTTGAGTTTACTAAATTTGAAAGGGTAGCGCTTGGTACATTTCTAAGTGCCGCATTATCATCATTTCCAGAAATGGCTACTCTGCGCGGCGGATATAAGGCGGTGGCACTCGCACTCCAGGAAGCCGCGGAGATGTCTGCCAGCGACACCCAAAAGGCACTTTCCGGCGCGATTGGCGACCAGCACCGGGACTCCGGCACCTGGGCGTACTACGTGGATCACTTCGGCGACAATGCCAACGGCGACGTGGTGTATTCCGCCGACGGCGACATGAAGCAGGCACCGTACGAGATCGGCAGCGACGGCAGCGCAAAGGTGGACTTCGAAGGCGCGCACGGCGTCGTGCCGCGCATGACCTACGAGATGGAGCCCGAAGAGGGCGACCACTACGCCGCGATGGAAGAGGCTCTGAAAGCCGAGCGGCTGTACACCGAACTCCCGGTTTACGAGCGCTTCATCAGCAAGGGCGAGCGCGATTCGGCCGGCAGCGGGGACTTCGCCGGCAAAGGGAAATCCTTTCCGATCTTGAAGCCCGGCGACATCTCGGCGGCGGTTCACTCGATGGGGCGCGCGGGCGCTGACAATTCGAGCGCCGCCACGCTGAAATCGCGCATCATCGCCATCGCGAAGAAAAAGGGCTGGACGAAGTATCTCCCGAAGGCATGGCAGAGCGACAAGACCAGCGAGTCGGCTGTTCCACGTGAAACAGGGTTAAAGCTCACCGAATCAGCGGCGACAACGGAAATAATCCGGCTTCAGGAAGCCCGGGCCGACTACGAAATCAAGCTGATCGCTCCCGGCAAAGGCTCCAGCGCGTTCTACCCTCAAGAAGTCCTCCAACGCGATGGCCCGAAAGTGTTTAAGGCTGGCACCCACGTTTACCTCAATCATCCGACCGCAGCGGAGGAATCCCAACGGCCGGAGGGCGACGTTGCGAACCTAGCCGGGGTTCTCACGACCACGGCGGTTTATCACGAATCGCACGCGAAGGGGCCAGGGCTCTACGGGCGCATGAAGGTTTTCGCCGATCACGCGCAAATGGTTGAAGAGAAAGCGGCGCACGTCGGAATGTCGATCCGCGCGTCCGGCATCGCGGAATCCGGCAAGATGCGCGACGGCGTGCCGGTGCTCAAGGAATTGACCGGGGCGGAAAGCGTGGACGTGGTAACCCGCGCCGGTGCCGGTGGAATGATTTTGACCGAGGCGGCGCGTACCGCCAATCCCAACACAGGAGGCGCAGCCGAAATGGATGCAGCCGAAGTAGCAAAGCTGGTAGAGGCAGCCGTTAAGGCGGCGCTCGCTCCGGTGATCGCACAGCAGGTACCTCTGACCGAGCGCGCCATTCGCGGCGATGCGCGGGAAGCGGCCACCAAGATTCTAAAGGACGTAACCCTTCACGAAGCGGCCAAAGGAATGGTTATCGACACCGTTCTCCAGAACATCCCGCAGAAAGACGGCGCGCTCGATGAGGCGAAGTTCGCGGAGGCAGTCAACGCCGAAGTGAAGCGGCTCGGCGCAGTCATCGCGGCATCGACCGGCAGCGGGCGCGTCGTCGGCATGGGCGCGGCCCCTGTCGAGATCAAACCCGAAGAAGCAGCCCGGCGCGCGGCGCTGGCGAAGACCGATGAGGAAGATGCTGTACGCATCTTCGAATCTCTCGGCTTGCCGAAGGATGCGGCCACGTTCGCGGCCAAAGGGAGGGCGGCGTAATGCGCAACCAAGTTTACACCGGTACGAACGTATCCCGGCGCTTCGCTCTCTGCCCCACAACGGTACTGAGCGGCGATCCGGTGCTGATCGGGACGATCCCCGGCGTGGCGCTGGACGACTACCAAGCGAACACCGGGGGGACGACCTTCCTCTGCAACGGATCTTTCACGTTGACGGTGATCGCGGCCACGGTGGTTTCGCCGATCACCGGAAGCCAGGTCAACCCGGGCGACAAGCTGTATGTCACCGGCAATCTGGACACGCCGACCAACATCACCACGGGGCTCGTGATCAGCAAGGCGAGCGGCGGGACGCTCTTTGGGCATCTCGACCCGACCGCGCCGGCCATCACCAGCGCGACGACTTCCACGAGCGCAATCGTGGTTCTGGAGGCTGAAATCTAATGCTCGAATTCACAGCAGCAGGAACGTACACCCCGGACTCGCCCGCACTCGCTGGCTTCACCGCAGCGCGGCGCGACGCGGGCGTACAGCACAAACGGCGAGTGGTCGAAGCTGCTCGACTCTACGCCGACTGCCTCCAAGGCAATCTGGATCCCGTCTTCCTCAAGCAGGCCATGCGCCCGACGGACGAAACACTCGTCGGCGTGCTGCTCGAGCGCTACCCCGGTCTGTACCAGGGCAATGGCCGCATCATGGGACTCCGCGAAACCATGAGCGTCACCGACTACCAGGCGCTCTACGTTGACGTGCTCGACCGGATGTACTACGGGTACTATTCGGCGTACCCCATCGTCAACAAATCGCTGGTGAAGATTCACCAGTTGCGCGACTTCCGCCTGGTGAAACGCTACCTGCAGGACGGCGTCGTCACCCCGCTGACTTCGATGGACGCGGCGGCTCCGCCTCCGCAACGCGCGCTGCTGCCTCCGGTGCCGCAGGACGGCGCTAGCCAGCCCGCTTCCGGCAGTTCGCCCGCGCTGACGTACTCGCCGCTGCTCTACCAGGCCATGACATCGGTCAACTGGCGCGCGATGGTCAATGATGACCTCGGCATCTTCCAGGATCTGGCGAACCGTCTTGCCATCGCCGGCAACCGCGGCATCTCGAAGTTCATCACGACCTTCTACATGGACGCCAACGGCCCGAACGCCTTGTTGTACACCACGGGCTACGGGAACAAGATCATCACGGCGAACGGGGCGGCATCGAACAATCCTCCGCTGTCCATCGCCGGGCTGCAGGATGCGTTCAACATCCTCGCCGGCATGCGCGATTCGACCGGCGACCCGATTCTGATTACCGGGCGCGTGAAGCTCTGGTACGGGCCTTCGTTGACTGCGACTGCAAACAACCTGATGAACCAACTCAACGTCTACCTCACGCAGGCGGGCGGCGTTGCGGGCAGCGCGCAGCCGGGGCAGTTCGTCAACACCAACAATTGGATTGTGCAGAATCTCGACCCGGTGATGGACCCGTACATCCCGATTGTCTGCACCACCAGCGGCAAGAAAAACACGTCCTGGGGATTGACTATCGATCCGAACAGCCAGAACCGACCGAACACCGAGGTTGGTTTCCTGAATGGATTCGAAGTGCCGCAGATCTTCACCAAGGTTCCGAACACGCAGCGAATGGGCGGCGGCGTCGATCCGATGCTGGGAGACTTCTTCACGATGGATTCGGATATGAAGATCGTGACCGTCATGGGCGGCACGCAGATTGACGGCCGCTCCACCGTGGCGAGCGACGGAAGCGGATCATAGAGCGGTTGATTCTTCCTTTGGGCCGCTCGCTCGCAGGGGCGGGCGGCTTTTTTGGTTTATGGCATTCTCTTATCAGGCAGGCGCAAATCCGACGATTGACTATCCCAGGTTGCTCATCAGCGACACGGCGGAACTCAATCATATCTTTGAGGACTCGGAAATTCTCGCCGCCTATCAGATCAACGCTGCGCAGTTTCAGAGCTCGATGTTCTTTTCGCCGCCCGCGGGCCGCAACCTTCCTTCGCAGCCGCTCTCTTATCTCCGCTGCGCCGCGCTGCTGCTCGATGCGCTCGCCGCAAACAAATCGCGGCTCGCTTCGATTACGCAACTGCTCGACGTCAAACTGAATCCCAACGTGGCCGCGAAGTCGCTGCGCGATCAGGCGCAGGCGTATCGCGACACTGACGATAACAGCGGCGCGTTCTTCATCATTGAGCAGTGCCCGACGGTGTGGGCGTTCCAAGATCGCTTCTGGAATCAGATCCAGAGGCAGAGCGGAGGCGGGTTTTGAACCAGTCCCTCAGCTACGAGTTGGACGGTGTCATGCCCGCTGTCATCGCGACGGGCTTGCTGGTGAGTCTGTTCACCGCGCAGATGCCATCGAGCGACCTCGGCGGCACTGGCGCGCCGGACGGCACGTATGCCAGCGTGATCGGGCTGGTGAATATCGCATGTACGGCACCGCCTTATGCTTTCGGTGATTCGAGCATTCGTGCTGAGGAAATGAAGGCTGTGCCGGAGATCGCCGCGGCTGGATTCCTGCACACGCTATTGGACGGCTATTATCCGCTGCTCAATGCAGGATGGCGCGGCGGGTGGCGCTGCCTGATCGACGGCACGAACTACGATATTCTCGGCGTCGAATCGGACTCTCAATCAAAAATGACCAGGGTATCGGTCAGATTGGTCACAACGTGAATGGCATCCTTGGCAGAACGAATCCGGACAGCCGCCCTGAACTTCTCAGTAATGACTGGAAGTCCCTTAGTGGCAACCTTCCCGTTGCGAACTCTCTTGGGATCGGGATCTCCGCTGGTTTTTCGATGGTTCGATACGACGCTGGTGCAGAGTGCGGCTTACCCGTCGGTGGTCATGCAGGAGATCAGCAACCCGCCTTCGTACGTGCTTTGCAGCAGACTCAATACGAGCTTTTCGCGCTTTCAGTTCACTATATGGGGCGGGCAATACAGCGGCGGCGTCACGGCGGCCGATCAGGTTGGCGACGTGCTTTTGGATTTCTTCGATCAGTTAAATCTCGTTGGAATCAGTGGACTTTCTATGTACACCAACATCGTGCTGGGCAACCGGCGCGCGGTGTTTCCGATGACGGATCAGCCGGTTTATCAGCGCGTCATGGACGTGCGAATTTTCAGCAAGGACGAATAGGAGAATAATATGGCTTGCACTTCCACTTTCGGCGCGCAACTCGGAACGCAGGGAACGCTGATTCAGGCGCAGATCGGCAGCCCGGCAGCGTTCATGACGATTGCCAACGCCTACGATTTCACGCTGCCCACGAAAGCGAACACTGTCGAGACGACCAACTTTTGCGACGGGTGGATCCGGCGTTTCCCGACACTGCTCGACATGGGAAACATCACCTTCAAGGTTTACTTCATCCCATTGGAGCCAACCCACAACAACACCATCGCCAGCACAACCACCGGGCTACGCTACCTGATGATCAACAAGATCTTGACCTCGTTCAAGATCGTGTATCCCGATGGCAGCAACACGTCCGACATCTTCCCGGCGTACGTCACCGAGGTCAGCATCGACGGCAAAGTGGGTGACGTGTTCCACGGCTCGATCACGCTGTCTAATAACGGCCAGCCGACCACCATCGCGTAAGGTGAACCATGCCCGAACTCACACCAGTGCCGCCCGGCTTCCCGATTGTCGAGATCGGCGGCCGAAAGCTCATCTGCAAGTTCGATTTCCTCGCCAAGTACCAGATGTCTGTGCTCGGCATCAGGACGGCTGACTTCCGCGCCTTCAGCCGTCCTGAGAAGCCGGAGGACATGGACCCGCGCGCGATGGCGCTGGCGATGAAACTCTTCTCGTGCGCGGTAGCGTCCAACTTCATCGACAAGGACAATCCCGGGGCGCCGGCGCAGATCCCTTCGCCCGAGTATTGGGCGGCCGTCATCCCAGACGAGAAGTGGGGCGACGTCTGCGCGGCCACAATGCAGGCAATGCTAAAAGTAGCCCCACCAGCGACGGCCCTGGCGCTGGTGGAGACGGACGGGGCGCAACCGCTGAACTAGCCGACGCCGACGACCTGCTGGAAATCTGGGCGTTTGGCGTCTCGCCGCATGGTCTGGGGCTGACTGATTGGAGGCTTTGGACCATGACGCCGCGCGAATTCATCGCACTCAAACGAGTCTGGGCCACCAAGGAAGCGCAGTTCCACAACGCGCACTTCCGACCGGCCGACGACGTTCCTTTCCTTCCCGAAGACTTCATAACTCCAACCGCGCGCGTTGAACGCCAGGCGAAGGCGCTGCGCGAGAAGGCAGATGTCATGATGGAGAGATCGCGGCTCGACATGATGCGCAAGGGCGACGACAGCGGGGTGCCTCTCATATTCCGCGAGATCGGCAAGGTGAATTAAATGGCAGACGGCGACGTTGTAATCGGTTCCGCTTCAGTCAATATCGTTGGCGATTACTCCGGGCTGGAGAAGTCGTTCCAGGAATCGCAGGACCTTGCACAGGCCGCAGGGCAGCAAATCGGCGCAGCGCTGGAGTCGGGTGCCGCAGGCGCCAATGCGCTGACTGCTTCTATCTCTGGCACCACGGACGCGCTGACTGGCATCGTCCAGCCGACCGCAGCAGCCGAGGCGCAATTGCAGGCGCTGTTCGCTCAGGGGATGTCCGTCTCTGAAGCGATGGCCGCGATGAACGCGCAGACCACGCAAGCGGCAGCGTCGGAGGATGCGCTGGGCGCGGCGTCCACTCAGGCGGCGGCTGGAGTTCAGGGCGTAGGTGCGGCGGCTGCTGGTGCGGTGCCTCCGCTGAACGATGCGGCGCAGGCGTCGAATTCGCTGCTCGACTCGCTGCTCGGCTTCGCTGCCACGGCAATCACCGCCGCGGCCATCGAGCGCATAGGCGAAGAATCGATTTTCGCGTACGGTCACCTCCAGCAGTTGACCACCAGCCTCGATCTGATGGGCGCCGGAGCGGCAGGCGCAGCGGAAAAGGTCGAAGAACTCAAGAACCTGTCCGTCCAGTTGGCCGTGCCATTCGAGGACCTTGCGCATCAGGCGCAGGCGCTCGCCGCTCAGTTCGGCACTGGCGAAGGCATGACCGCTGTCCTGATCGCGGCTGGCAACGCAGCGGCAGCGACGGGCAAGAGCTTCGATTCGGCGTCGGCGGCAATTGAGAGGATCGGCGTCACTGGCACGGTATCCGCGCGGCAACTGTTCGCGCTGGGGCTCTCTTGGCAGGACATGGCCGATGCGATGGGAGTTTCCATCGAAGAAGCTCAAGCCAAGCTCAAGAAGGGCGGCCAGGATGCGCAGCAGGACGTTGCCGACGTAATTGAAGCGATCAATACCAAATTCGGCGACGCTGCAGAACGGCAAGCGCAGAACACTCTCGGGATCTGGACGAACCTGAAGAATCAGGCAGAGTTTATATTCCAGGAGATCGGGCAGAATTTCGCTGGCATCGTGGACGTTTTCTCCGGAGCCATGAAGGTCATTGCCTCGGGACTGATTGCCATCATTGGCGGCGTTCAGTTGGTCACTGTCGAAGTGATCGGCATGGTGCGAGAGGCCATCGAGGGAATCAAGGGACTCGGCCAAGTCGCGGCTGCGGTGATGTCTGGAGACTTCGCAGGCGCGGCGATTGCTGCGGCCAACGCGTATTCCAACATCAAGACGGCGGCGGAATACACCGACCAATCGATTCAGGATCACGCCAAGAAAACAGCAGATCAGCTTCAGGCGATTTGGTCCGATTCGGCGAAGAAAATCTCGGCGACGTTCACCCCAACCGGCAGCACGGGCGGAAACGATCCGGTTCTGCAGGCCACACGCGACAAGGTAAAGGGATTCAAGGATCTCACGGACCAACTCTCCGTGTGGATCGCGATGGAGAAACTTGAAGTCGCAGCGCAGCAGGAAGTCGTCAACGCTACGGCGAAGTGGAACGAAGCGACCGGGCAACTCATCACCACACACGATCTGCTGAACATTCGACTGCAAGAGGCGCAGCAGAAACTTGCTGACTTCTACGGCGGACTGAAAGATGTCTTTGGCGCATCGCAGGGATGGGTTGACGGCCCGCTGCCGAATCTTCTCGCTGGCGTGAAAGAACTCGCGCCGCTCATGGGCGAACTGGCAGACGAGACGACGGCGGCAGCTCAGGCAGCACTCGACACGAGCCCGTATGCGAAGCTCGAAGCCGCGCTGGATTCGCTCGGGATCAAAGGGCAGCAATATTACAAGGATCTCGCCGACAAAGCCGACGCGGCGTATCAAGTCGTGCTCGATTCCGGCGTAGGAACGTACAACGAACTTGCGCAGGCCGCGCTACGTTCCGTTCAGGCACAGATTCAATTGCAGCTTGACCTCGGGCAGATTTCGCGCGATGAGGCAGACAAGACGCTCAAGCAGGTTCAGGACGATCTTAATCAACTCGACGCAAGTTCGGCGGGTTCGACTAAGACGCGCGGCAAGAATGAGCGCACTCTCGGCGACGATATTCAGGCGATCAACAAAAAGACATTCGATTCTCTGGAGCGCGGGCTGGCCGATTCCATCGTGAACCTGAAAGGCTTCGGTGATCTCTGGAAGACGCTCTGGCAGGGGTTGGCGAAAGATCTCTTGAACATCATGTTCAAGGTGCTGCTGGACCCGCTCGAGAAAGCCATCGGTAAAGTACTCGGCGGCGTATTCGGCGGCGCCGGGAGTGCGGCAGGGACGGCTGCGGGCGGCGCGGCCAGTGCTGGTGGTTCGGCTGCAAGCGGGGCAGGTGGCGCAGCAAGCGGCGCGGCGGGAGCGGTCGGTTCCAGCCTCACAGGCATCCTTACCAGCGTGTTCACCGGGCTCACTGCGGCGTCCAGCATCTTCGGGAATTTCCAGGCGGCGCAGAGCGAGACGACGCTGAACGCTATCGAGGAGAGCACGCGCTACCTCAAGATCGGGCTCGTCACGCAGGGCGATTCGCTGCTGAACGATTCGCACACGATTCGCAATACGCTTACCGATTTCATGGCGTGGAACTGGAACGTTGCGACGACGTACTTTCAGGGGATCTCCGAAAAGCTCGACACCATTATCGGCATGGGAGGCATTCATTCTTCGGCCGTTCAATCGCAGGTCAGCACGTTCGCCCTGAATAAAGCAGTGGTTGCCGATCAGAGTTCGAACGTCACCGTCAATATCGACACCGTCGCGTCCGACGTCACCGATACGAAGGTGCGCGACGTGTTCAACCGCGGAATCCGCATGAGCAAGTTGGCGGGCGCATTCCCGGCCGGGCGGTTCCCTCAGTGAGCTATGACCCCATCTCAACGATAGAAGCCGTCCTGCGGTTAGGTGCCGTCTCGACTTGCACGATGACGAATGGCAGCAACGCCATCACCGACGACGATGGGCGGTTCCAATTCACGCAGGACGATGTAGGGCAGCCGATCTGGGTGATTGGCGCGACTCCGCCGATTGATTCGAGCACCACGGATAACGGAATGCTGCGGACGTCGATTGCGACGGTGATTGACGCCACGCACGCGACGACGGTTGACGCGGCAACGGGCGACACGTCGGCGTCCAGCAACGCGACGCTGTTTCGCCAGCGCGGTTGGCCGCTGATCGGATCGGGGAATCTTCAGTTCTCCCTGACCTCGCACGACGTGGCGAGCTTCACGTTCTTGGACGAATTGCCGAAGCCGGAAATCGGGCAGCCAGTTCTGTTCCGCATCAGCGGCGATGACATTTTCGGCGGCACGATTGACAATATCGTAGGTCAGAACGTGCCAGGCTCGCCGCTTGGGAAATGGGCGATAGACTGCGTTTCCTGGGATCGTCTGGCGTACAAGCGCACGACGGGCGAACCGACCTTCTCATCGGGCAGCCCAGCCGTCACTAACCCGCAGAATGGTCTGTTCTCCAACATGACCGTTTCGGAGATCATCAAGTTTCTGATCGTGCACGCGCTCGGCAGCGAAGGGCTCGACTTCGTTGGCGCGGTCGATGGCCCGGTGATTCCGACGTTCACGGCGAGCTACGCACAGAGCGGCGACGCGTTCGACCAACTCATCAAGGCTGGCAGCGATCAGACCACGTTCCTCCATTGGTTCACCGACCCGACGAAGAAGATCTGGTTGGCTGACCAATCGACGTTCACCGCGCCGTGGGACATCGACGGGGGAAATTGCGATGGAAGTCTTCTCGCCGCGGTTCAGTGCACATGGGACCGTTCGGAGTTCATCGACCGCGCGCTCGTGCGGCTCGGCAATGAAATCTCCGACCCGATCACGGAGAGCTTCGTCGGCGACAGTTCGACCAAAGCATTTCAGATGTCGAACCCCGTGGCGAACACGCCGACGATCACCGAGAACGGCACCCCGGTATCCGTCGGCATCCTCGGCATCAGCACTGGCAGCGCGTGGTACTGGAGCCAGGGATCTACCGCCATCACTCAGGACCCGGCCGGCGCGCCGCTCTCGCCGTCGGTGACGCTGGTGGTTATTGCTGCAGAATACATCGCCGGCATCGTCGCTGAAGAGAACGCGGCTGCCGTGCTGGAAAGACAGGAAGTCGAGAGCGGCACGGGGCTGTACGAGAACGTAATTCAGCAGGACAACCCGGCGACGGAAACGGAGGGACAGACGCTGGCTGCGGCCATCGCTGGGCAATACGGCGTCATCCCGAAGCGGATCCAGATCACCACCTATCGACCCGGGCTGAAGATCGGGCAGAACATTAACGTCACGTTGGCGGTGTTCGGGCTGTCTGCGGAGCCGTTCTGCATTTCCGATGTCCAGATCACCACCGACGATAACCTGATCCTGTGGACCGTCACGATGGTCGGCAGCCCGCTAATCAACTGGGACTACCGCGCCACGCTGGCAACCCTGCGGCCGGGGAGCGGCGGCAACGGCAACACCGGCCGCCCGAATCCCCAGATGTTCTGGCGCACCATCGACATCAATAACACCACGCCGGGGAACAACATCGCGCCGAATCTGACCGTCCAGGGCACCGGCAGCGGTATCAAGATCGCGGGCGTTCTGCGCGACACCATCACGGCCGATCTGGTGGTTCGCGTCAACGTGGCAGGACTCGAACTCGGCACGCTGACGATTCCCGCGGCGACTCCGGTTAAGACCAAGGTCGAAGTCTCCATCGCGAATCAAACCCTCGTCGAAGGCACCATCATGACGTGGGACATCGTTTCGTCCGACAGCTCTCGCGACACGAATTCCATCGCGTCGATCACCGTCGAATGGGGCAGCGTCACTCAGATCACCATCATGGGCCAATGGAAGGGCCCGTGGGACGTGAGCGGCGGCTACGCGCTGGGCGATACCGTTTCTTTTGATGGATCTAGCTACATCAGCCTCCAGGATGGAAATACCGGAAATAGCCCAGACGATCCTGATTCCGCTTTTTGGGCCATCGTAGCTCTCAGGGGTTCACCTGGCATCGCTGGGACTGGCGTTCCAGCGGGCGGTACGACGGGCCAGGTGTTGACAAAGGCTTCGGATGCGGACTTTGACACCGACTGGGAAACGATCCCCGAAGTCCTGACCACCAAGGGCGATCTCGAGACCGTGCAGTTTGCCGGCTCGCCCGCGGCGAATACCATCGTGCGGCTTCCCGTCGGCGCAGACGGCACGGTCTTAACTGCTGACAGCACTCAAAGTAAAGGGCTTGCGTGGGCGAGCACTAAGGTTGAAGTGCAGAACACCGGCACATCGATCGGCACGCGGCACGCCATCAACTTCATCGGGCTAGGCTCGGTCACGATCAGTGTGGTGGACGATCCAGCGAACGGACGTGTTAACGTGTACATTAGCGTGGGCACGGGGCCGGTATCTGCTGGCGTCGGGCTCTGGTCGCTGATCGGCTTCGGACCTTTCGTGGGGTGACATGGCATTTCCGACGGGATGGAATAGACGGTGCGCGCTGGTGATTCAGCATGGGCAGGTCGCTGCTGACCAGACCGCGTTTCCCGTACTCATCACCAACGATACGGGATGCCTGCCTGCGGAGATGGTGACGACAGGTGACCCGAACGCGGCGCAGTCGGACGGCGGCGATATCCGATTTACCTCTGACCTCGGCGGCTCGGCGCAGTTGGCCTGCGAGATTGTCATCTGGACGCAGAACGCCACGGCATCGCTCGCCAAGGCAGAAATCTGGGTTCCGGTTTCGGTGTCGAGTAGCGTCGACACCACCATTTACGTCTGGTACAACGCGGGTGGCGGCCAGACTCAGCCCGCGGCGGGATCGACGTTCGGCTCTCAGGCGGTCTGGGATTCCAACTATTTGACCGTGTTGCACTTGGCAGACGGCACCACGCTGGCGCTGACGGATTCGACCTCCCGCGCGAACACGGCGACCAACCACGGTTCCGCGACTGCGACGGCCGGCAAGATCGATGGCGGCGTGGCGCTCGTCCGCAATTCGCAGTACCTGACGGCGCCGTCTGTCACAGGGATGGATGCGGCTTCGATCACGGTTTCGGCGTGGTTCAAGACGAGTCTGACGGGGACGCTTCAGGATATTATCCGGCGCGACGATGGCGGCAGTAATCGCAATTTCGCCCTTCGAATCAACACCGCAAACAAGATTGATTTCTTCGTGATCTTCGGTGGAAATCCAGGCGTCACTTCCTCGGGGACTTATACTGACGGCGTTTGGCATTGTGCCGTCGGCGTGCTGACCTTTTCCATCGTTACAACCTCAATTACGCTGATTATCGACGGTGCTTCGCAGGGGACAAATACTGTCGCCAGTTCTCAGCCTGCCTCGACGCAGCCCGTTTTTATCGGGAATTGGCACGGCACCGACGAAGGAATGACGGGTTCGATGGACGAATTCCGGTATTCTTCCACCAGCAGGCTGAATTCCTGGCCGACCGTCGAATACAATAACCAGAATTCGCCATCCACATTTCTGATTGCTGGCACTCCGACGACGCCGGGCGGCGGCGGAACGGTACTCGGCAACCCGTTGTACGGCGGCATCAACCCGCTTCAAGGATTCTTCTCATGAGCAAACATCTTGGCGATTACGATCAGAGCGCGGTCATTTACGGGAAATTCAGCACGTACCAGCCATCGACGGGCGCGACGTTCACGCTGGCGGGTTCGCCTGCGATTGCCGTTTACAAGGACGCCAGCACAACGGAAAGCAGCAGCGGCGTCACGCTGACCACCAATTTCGACTCGCGCACAGGCCTGAATCACGTCGCCATTGATACGAGTTCGGATGGATCGTTCTACAGCGCGGGCTCATTCTTCGATGCGGTGCTGACGTCGGGGACGGTGGATTCCGTGAGCGTGGCGGGCTCGGCCATCGCCAGCTTCACGCTGCGCAAGGATTCCTCGCTGAAGCCTGCCACGGCGGGGCGCACGCTCGTTGTGGACGCGGCGGGCCTCGGGGATGCCAACACGGTAAAGATCGGTCCCACGGGCAGCGGAACGTCCCAGACGGCGCGCGACATCGGGGCGAGCGTTCTACTCAGCAGCGGCACCGGGAGCGGCCAGGTGAGCTTGTCCAGCGGGCGCCCTGCCATCCAGAGCAACACCGTCAAGAACGTAGGGCTGAATAACTTCGAATTCGTGATGGTCAACAGCACCACCGGCATCCCGCAAACGGGGCTCACGGTGGCGGCGACTCGCAGTATCGACGGCGGCTCCGTGGCATCGTGCGCGAATGCGGTTGCCGAGGTGTCCAGCGGTATTTACAAGATCGACCTGGCGACGTCCGACCTGAACGGCAACGTCATCACCCTGCGATTCACGGCGACCGGCGCGGCAGACCGGCTCATCACCGTGATCACCACGCCATAGTTGCAAACGGCATCCACATGGCGGATACTTGGTCCATGCTTCCGAAGCCCTACTATCAGCACGACGGCATCACGATCTATCACGGCGATTGCCGCGAGATCCTGCCGTATCTGCCCAATGTTGATCTGGTGTTCACTGACCCGCCGTACGGGATTGGATTCGCTGCGCAGCCGACCAAATGGCAGCGATTGGCGGGCCACATTGCTACGGTTTGGGATGACGTGGCGGTCGATTTCCTTCCAGCAGTCCTAGCCATTGGCAATGCCCAAGTGGTATGGGGCGGAAACTATTACAAGCTTCCTGTGTCGCGGGGCTGGCTCTGCTGGTACAAGCCCGATGCGCCTCCGAGCATGGGAAGTTTCGAGCTTGCGTGGACGAATCAGGATCGCAACTCTCGCATTATATCTTGTTCGATCTCACAGACAAATGCTGAGCGCGTTGGGCATCCTACCCAAAAGCCGCTTGCCGTTGTTAAATGGTCGCTCCACCAGTTTTCCGAATATCCGTCTATTCTTGATGCATTCATGGGCAGCGGCACCACGCTGGTAGCCGCGAAACAACTTGGACGCCGCGCTATCGGGATCGAGATCGAGGAGAAATACTGCGCCATTGCGGTAGAGCGGCTGGAGGCGGCGCGCCTGACACTGTTCGAACACGTCGAGGCGGAAATAGGGGATCTATTCGCGAATGCCGATAGCCTATAGCCAGTTTCCGATCATCAACGGGACGCTGCGAGCGGACAATGCGGCGAACTTCATTGCGGATCTGGAGCTTCAGTTGATCGCGGCAGGCTGGACGCTGGTGCGCCATATCACCGGAGGATTCGTTTACCTGATGACATCGCCGGATCCGGCTGGCTACACCGCCCGGCTGCTCGTTCAGGACGATGTAAGTTACAAGATCGACCATCCTGCCGTTGGGCTGTATAACTTCCGCGGGCCGGTGCTTCAGGTGATGAACGTGGCGGAAACGGTCGTCAGCTTCCCATACCAGATTCTGAGCAATGGGACTTACTCAGAGTTCCAAACTGTGATCGGACGGGCGCAGGCGTTTATCTCCGAACCCGGCAACGACGGCGGCGGCTGGAGTTCTTGGGCTTGCGGTATTCCGGCGATGCCGACGGCGAGCGGGCCATGCGTCGCTGGGCTCATGCCTCCGGTGATCACCGATATCTGGTGGTCTTGCGGCGGCTCACAGTGGGCGTTCGACTTCCGCTCACAGGCTACCTGCTACGCATGCATGTCGTACTACCTGAACGGGGTTATCGTCATCGCGCCGGATGACAACACCATCAGTCCGGACAGCGGCTACCTGACGCTTTTCCCGCTCGCCGACTTCAACAATCCTTTCGGAACGGACCAGATCGCGTGGCCCGCGATCACTTACTCCGCTCACGCGGTGCTAAATATCGACGCGTTCCTCGGGTGGGGGGGCTGGAATCTTCGCGGCCAGCTCTGGGACGCTTTTCTTCAGACGGCGGCGACGACGCTGGATCAGGTACAGACTTTCGAGGACACCGACAGCAGCGGCAATCCGTTCGATGTCGAGTGCATCACGTGGCATTCGCAATTCTATTCGTCGCTGCAACTGGTGATTCTGGTGACGGGATCGGGGACGGGCAATGTCGCTTATTGACGCGATGGACATCAAGCACAGCGGGCTGGCGCGCTCAACCGTCGTCGTCGGCCCGAACCAAGAGCGCTTCATCGTGGACTGGACCAACCTTCTCCTGTCGGCCGGCTGGACATTGGCGGAAGGGCTGCACGCGCAGGGGACCATCACTTATCCGCTCGGCTTCCCTATCACCGACGGCGTGACGATCCTCCCGAAGACCGTGGTAGGGTGCAGTGCGCCCCCGGGCATCCTCACCATCGCCGGGCAGCAATACTCGTTCTACGATTCGTTCAAGCAGATCCCGGGCAGCACCACGGCGTGCATCTTCGTCGAGGAAGGGCTGGACAATGCGGGATCGCTCGCCAACCTTATCGCCGCGGTCAATCTTTCAGGCATCTGGTTCGCCGTCGGGACGCACGTCAGCGGCGTCAACTATCGCGTGGATTTCACCGCGACGATCACCGGCCCGCTACTCAATGAGGAAACCATCGACGGCAACGCGGTGACGGGTGCCACGCAGACCTGGGGCGGCGGGTATCGGCTGCAGTCGTCCAGTTCGAGCAATTCGGCGGTGTACCGGTGCGCCACGTATGCTGCGAACCGCAACGGCGCGGGCGACGATTATTTGAACGGCGATCTCGTATTCGAGTTCACCATCAACGGTGACACCGTGATTTATCAGCTTCTGAACGATATCCAGGGGACGCTCGGCGACATGGGATCGCTCGGCGTCGGTGCGGTGCCGCAATACACCATCGTTGCCAATCCTTTTGGATTCTGCGTGTTCGACGTGCCGCACAATACCACAAGCCACATTTTCAGGTTTATTTCAATCTTTGCGATGGCGCCGTACTTCCCCGTGGCTGGAGAGGTTCCAGCGGGCGAAGTGTTCGTGCCGGCATACGCCGTGTTCGTGCTGGGCCCAAACACCGTCGGCGGCTCGCCGGCGTGGGGCGGCTCGTCCACAATGAGCCTCGACGCGCCGCCGTTCCAGCACGTCGACAAGAACCCTGCGGCGCGCGCGCTCTGCTACCAATCTCTATCGAATCCGCTGCTTACCGTTTACGGCGTCCCGATGTTCTACGGGCCCTACGTCCAGTTTGGATCGGATCCGACGAATTCCGATCCTGCCTGGGTGGTCGGGAAGCTCTGGGATTGCGCCATTGTGACAGACTTCGTTGCCATCGGTGCGGGGTTGGACCATAAGGACTTCCTGGCGATCGGCAGCTCTAGCGGGGCAGGCGCGCAGACCGTGGGCAGCTTCCTCATGGCGTCCGGCACGAGCGGCGTATATCCCGAGATCGGGCAGAGCTCGAGGTGTGCCGCGGCGTCTGGGCAGGGGAATCCCGGCGAATTCGGGAATTCCGCGCATTAGTACTATACCCGCAAATGTGCATTGGATAGTACCGTACGAAACGGTGTATTATTTATCCAGGGTCGGAGGACTGAATGCCGCACACGCACAAACACGACGACGACGAATGCGAACAAAAGAAATCCGATCCGCTGCCGAGCACCGCGGACGCCGATAAGCCGAAGGACCCGCCTGAAGGTCCTGGCGGCGATGCTGGAGAGTAGCGGCCCGACTCCTGATCCTGGCGGCTGGACGCACATCTTCGCCGGTGGCGTCCTGGCTGCCGCGGCTAAGTGGGCGTGGGATCGGCTGGCACGCACGCAGCGCCCGGCGCGTACCGAGCACTCTAACGCATTCCTCCTGGCAGAGCTTCGGCAGATCAGGGATTCAGTGGACGGTGTAGCTGGGACGGTGCAAGGGCTTGAGGACCGTGTAATCCGATTGGAACAGCAACGCCATCGGTCTTCCAGTTCCTCAGATTGAATAGGAATCCTCCGCAGATTCCCGCCTGAGCGACGAGCGCGACGTCGGTTGCAATGCGCCAGAGCGTGTCTCCTCCCTGCCATTGCGCGAACTTCCAGAGCACTCCCCATTTCGTGGTTGACGCCAAGACGGCAGACGACATCAGCCACAGCGCCCAGAGCTCGCCATGATCCTCGATGTGCTGGCTCATGTGGATCGGCCGCACGCCGCGCAGCCAGCACCAGGCGGTCAGGAATCCCGCGGTCAACCACATCAGGAAGTACTGCCGCAGCAGCATCGCGGACTGATACCAGTTTTCCCCGGGCCACGTCCAGCAGATCCACACCGGGATAATCCCGACGATGCCGGCGAAGGTCAGCAGCGCCAGGCGTTCTTCGATGAAGGTCCGGCGCCGCAGGAAGGCGAATATTTCAACGGTGGCGTCTGCGGTAAGTGCGAGGATTACCAGGTAAGCGGGCATCTGCAGGAAGTATTTCCACGTCTCGTCTTCTGGGTGCGCCGGTGCCAGATTCATTGCCGCGCTCGCGAACATCAGAATTCCGAAGCGCAGCAGATACCCGATGTCGCGGTGAATCAGCAGCGCCACGATTGACAACTGCATCAGGCCGAGGAACGCGCGCAGCGCGTGAAACTCAATCATCCATCAAGCGTAGCATTCCAAATTCCATCAGATTGAGATAAACTGCACAGTGGGTGCCGCAAGCTCCCTGGCTGGCCCGCGCTTACTCTCCGGTTCGCGCGGGCCAGCGTCAAGGCTTGGGTGCTCAGGAGCTTGCGAATGAACACACCGAAGGTAGTTTTCTGTACGACCTGTAAAGGGCGTGCGTACCACATCAAACAGACTCTGCCGCAGAACATCGCGGACAATCCCGACGCGACTTTCGTTCTGCTGAACTACAACAGCGACGACGACTTAGTGCGCTATGTGATGGAAAAACACAGAGCGGAGATCGCTTCAGGTCAACTAATTTTCTACTCCACATTCGAGCCAGAACGATTCCAGATGGCCCATGCAAAGAATATGGCGCACCGTCTCGGCATCGCGGAAGGCGCAGATATCCTGGTGAACCTCGACGCTGACAACTTCGCCGGGCGCGGCTTTGCGGATTACCTGCGGCGCGAGTTTGCGACCGCGGCATACTGCGGAGACGAATATTTCATGTGGGCCAACATGGTGAAAGGCCAGATGGCCCGCGGCATCAACGGGCGCATGGCAGTCACCCGCAACGCTTTTCTCATGGCCGGCGGCTACGACGAGAAATACAACACATGGGGGCCAGACGATGAGGACTTTAAGATCCGCCTGCGCATGCTCGGAATTGAAGATGCAGAGATCGATCCGCGATATCTGCACGCAGTCAAGCACACCGATAAGGCGCGGTTTCGCGAGTATCCAGAAGTGGCTGGCGTGGCGTACGGCGAGCGTGCGTCGTGCAGTCCGGTGAACGCCGTCGCCAACTTCGGCCAGGTAGGCATGGGGACCTTCCGCCGTAATGCGAACGGGCGAGAGCGATCGATCGGGCCATTGCCAACCCGCATCTTCGGGATCGGGATGCACAAGACCGGCACCACATCGCTCGACAAGGCGTTCGACGTTCTCGGCATCAATTCGCACCACTGGGGAACGGCGAACTGGGCGCGCGACGTGTGGCGACAGGTGATGCTGGACGGCCGTTCGGAACTTGTGGACCAGCATTATGCGTTCTGCGATCTGCCGTTCACGATTCTTTTCAGGGAATTAGACAAGGCGTACCCCGGCTCCAAATTCATTCTGACCACTCGGCCGGAGGAAGCGTGGCTGCACAGCGTGGAGAAGCACTGGAGCCCGGCGAACCCGAACCGCAAGCACTGGGACATCGCGCCGTTCACCCACAAAATGCACCAGCTCGTCTACGGCCAGAAGCACTTCGACCGCGCCATCTTCGCGGCGCGCTACCATCGCCACAACGCGGAGGTGTGGGAGTACTTCAAGCACCGCCCGGGCGACCTGCTTACCTATCACATCGGCGACGGGTGGGAGAAGCTGTGCCGCTTCCTGGACAGGCCGGTGCCGAAAGTACCGTACCCGCACGAGCTCGCCACCAGCGCTTACGCGGTTGACTTCCAGATATAGGAGGATCATGAAACAAGCTGTGCTTCTAATCGCTGCTGCCTGGTGCGCGTACGGTCAAACGTGCGCGTACCAGACCGGCAAGTACCCCAACGGGCAGGTGCTCGTCTACCGCAACGGCGCGATCCTGCGGCAAGGACCGGACTTCGCCTACAAAGTGATTTCCGGCGTGCCGACCATCACCCCGGTTGCGTGGGCACCTGGCGATAACTTCTCGACCGTGTTCTCGATCCAGATTCCATTGACGACCAGCGCCGCGACGGGCTCCATTGCGTACACCAGCTTTCGCGTATGGCAGGAGAACTGGACGTGCGCCGGCACTGCGCCGCCTCCGGTGCCCGATCCCGGCGTGAAGATCATCGTCGAATCAGGGACCGTCAGCGCGGGCGTGGAGCTTGTCGGCGCGGTGCCCAACATCGAAGTGCCCATCATGACCAACATACCCGGCGAGCGGCGGTACGAGATGGTGACCGTCTGCTCGACCACGCGGTTTCTCGGCCAGTCGCGCTTTCAGGTTTCCATCGGGCGCCCAGGGACGAACCATACCGAGCTTACGGGCGTCGCGGTGCCACTGCAGAACGCGAGCAACGATTCGAACTGCTGGACAGCGCGGCCATCGGTGCCTCAGTTCACCGGGCCGTACGATCTGGTGGCGTACTTCGAAGTGTTCACGATGGACGCGAATAACAACGAGATCCCGGGCGACGTGAGCAAGCTTTCGCAGGGGCAGATGACGTGGGAGATCGCCTACTTCGCCGGGAAGATCGGCAATCTGGACGCGGTGGGGAAAGCTCTGGGTGATCCGGTATTGCAGTGCTCTGGATCTGAGGCGCATGTGGATCCGAAGACGGGGATTACCTACACGTCCGATTGCGGCGGCATGCTGTGGGCGAAGCTGCCGAACGCTTCTATTGTGGGAGTTTCGATGGTGCCAGTGGGCGGCACGTGGACGCCGCGATAGTTACTCCTGCGACTTCAGGTAGAACCACGTCAGCAGGAGCGGGACGGCAACCATCGCGATTACAATCAGCCAATCCATGAAATGAGGGGCGACGCGCGTCGCCCCGGTGTTTCTACTTGTAGTGCTGCGGGGCCGGGATCTTCGGGTACGCGGGGACGGCGCAAACAGGCTCCGCGCCATCCACGATATCGAAGTTGAGCACTGCGCCACCTTCCTCCGTGGCCTTCACCTGGACTACCTTTCCGGGCGGCGGAACGGGCGCGGGTGCGTCGGGATCTCCCTGCCCCTTGGGACCAAACAGCCGACCGTCGCTGTAATTCTCGTACCAGGAATTCCAGAACCAGGACAGCCATTCGGTTGTCCGCACGCCGTTCGCCGTGAACGCCTTGTCCTGCGCCTGCGCCTGCTCCCATTGATTCTGCTGATCGAGGCTGGCATTCGGGCCGGGGTTGTCTACCGTTTCATTTGGCATCGCCGGGAGAATTGTCCCGACTGCCGGACTTACGTACCTTCTTCGCATTCGTACCTTCCTTCGTTGTATGCCACGGACAAAGCGCAGCCCCCCGCATGGCCTTACGTCGGCATCTGCGCCAGCGGCGGGAGCGGTGATCCTGGACAGTTTCCGTACATTGCACGCCTCAGCGTACCAGATGGTTCAAAATGAATCAAGCCAGAAAATAATAGAAGATAATACGCAATAATCCTTGACTCGGACGCAAAGATAGCTGTATAGTTATCTCATGAGACAGAAAAAGCAGCCACCTAAAAAGCTGGTGGCAGTACGCATCCCGCCCGACCTTGACCGCGACATTGAAAAGCTCTGCAAGCGCGATGGCGTCATGAAAATGGACGTCTTCATTCTGGCACTTCGCAACCACTTAGAGGCCGCGTACAATGCCGTTTGAAACTCTCCCCGGCGATCCGACCGAAGCGGGGCCGGATACGCGAAACACCGAACCGCCGATGCAATGGGATGACTACATGATGTACGCCGAAGAAGAAAGCTGCTTCGCGCGGCGGAGGCATCGAGCGAACTCGAAAGCGGATCGGCGCTTGCTGGTCGAAGCTATCGACCGGGCCCAGGTATTTCTCGAATCGGCAAAGGCGGCGCTCAATGCAGCATGACAGCCAGTGGCAGGCGTTCGTCGCGCACCTCGCAGAACGCGAAGACCGCAGACGCAGCCATGAAGCCATCGGGCGCGTTCTGTACGCGGTGATTTTCTCGGTGATGTTGACCTTCGCGGCGGGGCTGTTCCTGCAATACATGGGGTGGCTGTGACGACCTACGAAGTTGCCGCCCGCAACAAGAAGGTGGCCGCGCTGGTTGCTGTGCTGCGTCAGGCTGGCATCTCGGCTTCGATGCTGGCCGAGGCGAATGACCACGACTGGTTCCTCGCGGCCAACGCGGCACATGTGAACCCGCCGAGCGAGACGACGCGGGCGCTCGCGCTGGCGAAGTTGGCCGAACCCGCCGAGGAGCCGATGGAGCCGACAGTGCATCCGCAGCAGGCGTACGATGAAGCGCTCGCGGCGGATGAGCGGGCGGACAGGGAGTGGGAATACAGATTTGATCGAGAACGCGGCAGCGACCGCACACCGGAGAGAGAATAATAATGCGAAAGATTGATCCTACCGAACGCGCGCTGGACGCTTACTTCCAGCTTGATACCGACCAGCGCGCGACGTTCGCGCTGGCGCTGAAGCACGTTGAACGCTTCGCTGCGACGCTCGGGAACTCAGCCGCACAGGCCGCGCCGAAGCCTCTCGGCCGGCCGCGCGGTAGCAAGAACCGCCGCGTCGTGATCGAGACGAACGAAGGCGGCGACGCTGCTCAGCGGATGTTTAAGACGGCAGCACCGACCGCACAGGAGCTCGAATTGCGCCACAACAACGGCGCGGCAACGGAGGGATTGTGAAAATTAAAGAAAAGACGACGACGGAGAAGATGATCGACCAACTCAATGCCGCAGAGGAAGTGATGGCGGCGCTGGATCAGGCGGCGGGTAATTCCAACGCAATCCAGCAGGCATGCCGTACGGCGTACGAGCGCGTCGAGCATGCGCGGAACTGCGAGGCGCGCGATTGGAACGACATGCTCGAAGGCGACGAGCAGCGAATTTTCCGCTGCTCTGAAGCGTCCAATCATTACCACACCGACGCGGACGGCCCATGCGACGTGTGGAGCACGGATCAAGTGTGCAGTCTTCACATCCAGCGCGCCGAAGATCAAATGGCAGCGCGCGAGGCGCTATGACGAACGATCTAACCGTCAACCCGCCGCGCGAACTCTCGCAGCCGACCGTCATCGAGGTTATTCAGGCGCTCGCCGTCGATGAGCGCGTGAACGTCGAGAAGCTCGCCGCGCTCATGGGGCTGCAGGAGCGGGCAGAGGCGCGCGAGGCGGAGCGGCAGTTTAACATCGACTTCGCGGCGGCAATGTCCGAGATGCCCACGATAGGCAAGGACAAGGTCAAGGGCATGGGGGACGGTAAGTCCGGCATCCCATACGCGTCCTATGAGAAGCTCGACAGGATCGTGCGCGTGATCGAATCGAAATACGGGTTCTGCCGCACGTTCTCCACGGAACGCACCGAGAAGCCCGGCAGCCTGATGACGCTGACGCTGTTGCATCGCGGCGGACACAGCATCAAATCGACTCGCTATCTGCCTCCCGACTCAGGGCCCGGGCGCACTGGTGACGTGACGGCCCAAGGTAGCAGCGACAGCTACAACAGGCGCTACCTGACGCTCGGAATTTGGAATTTGATCACTGTCGGCGCGGACGATGATGGAAAGAGGGCAGAGGCAATCACGCGCAATCAGGCCGACGATATCAACTCACTCATCAGCGAGATCGGTATGACGGCAGCCGGGCGCCAAGCATTCTTCCAATTGGCGGATGTTTCCTCCGTCGAAGAGATCCCGCAGCGCAGGTACAAGGACATCATGCAGGCGCTGCAGAGCAAGAGGGCGGCCAAGAAATGAATGAGCCACGATCCGACGAACCCGGATTCTGGCTGATTCATTTCGAGGATAACGAGATGCCAGTAGAGATATTCACAGACAAAGCGGCGGCGGCGGAACGATATCACGCATGCCTGCTCAATTGGACGTGTCATCTCTTTGAAATGATTTCACCGAAACCCGAGGCAATTCATGAAAATTCATAACGTAGACCAAGGCTCGCCCGAATGGCACGCGCTGCGCTGCGGCGTACCAACCGCGTCGGAGTTCTCGAAGATCCTCACGCCGAAGGAAATGAAGCTCAGCTCGCAGTCGCCGGCCTACATGTACCGCCTGCTCGGCGAGTGGATGACCGGCCACGCGCAAGAGATGATCGAGACCGAGTACATGCAGATCGGCAAGGAGCTTGAGGAGCGCGCGGTCAAGGCGTACTGCTTCCAGTCAGAGTGCCAGGTCGAGCAGATCGGATTCGTGACCACCGATTGCGGGCGGTTCGGCTGCTCGCCGGATCGATTCGTGGTTGGCGCTCCGCGCGGCGTCGAAATCAAGACGCATCCGCAGGCCATCGGCGTTCACGTTCAGGCGATGGTAGAGCGCGCCATGTCAGACAGCCACAAGTCGCAGGTTCAGGGCTGCTTATGGATCTGTGAGAAGGACTACTGGGATCTCGCTTCGTACACGGAGGAACTGCCGACGGTGATTGTTCGCGTTGGCCGCGACGAGAAGTACATCAAGGCGCTGGCGACCGCGCTGGAGTCGTTCTCGGAAATCATGGAGAAGACGCGCCTGAAACTCACGCAGGAGTACGGACCGTTCGAGCGCAAGCCGGTGCCGCCGAGCGATCCATACGACGGGATGGGCGTGAGCGATGCGGATCTTGACGCGCTGATTCAGCACGGCGCCATCTCGCCGCAGTCCTAAAAGTTTCCCGCTGGTTTCGGCAGGGCATAGGAGCACAATGGTTTCACGCCAGCCCGGAGGCCGGATGCGTTCCAGCGGGATCGAATGTTTCAAAGGAGAACCACTTGACGGATATTCTACAATTGCTGTTTGATATGAGAAATGGCGAGGTGGCTACGGACATTTCCCGCCACTTCGACGAACTGAAGACCGCAGTCATCCAGACTCGCGGCAAAGGCAAACTCACGATTGAGTTGAGTTTGGAGCCGAGCAAGTGCGCCATCGGCGGCGCGGTGCTCGAAATCAAAACCAAGCACATCTGCAAGGTGAAGAAGCCGGAGTTGGCAGTAGGCGACGCTCATTTCTTCGTCACGGCAGAGGGTGATTTGACGCGCGACGACCCGGCGCAGGAAGCTATGTTTGAAGAAGCCAATAAACAGACAGGACAGGAGCAGAAACGTGGATAACGCAATCGATCAAGGAACGGCGGAGTTCATCCGCGAATTAGCAGACGCTTCGAGCGCCGTCGGGACGGTGGAGGGCGGCAATACTCCCTATCTGCTGCATCCTGCCGATTACAAGGTCACGACGCTGGAAGCGCTCATCCAGAATGACCGGAGCGAGCGCCCGCATCGCATCAAGCAGGCAGTGGAAGTCTGGGACGCGGCCAGCTTCATCGAGTATTTCATCGCGTTTCGGGATCATAGCTCGCGTGTCTTCGCAGACGTGAATGTGGCGACAGTCACCTCTGTTCTCGACTATCACGAGTGGATCGGAGAAGAAACCCACAACGATACCGCAGTCCCGCGGTGGGGATCGCACAAACTCACCCTCTCGCTCAAGAAGTCTCCCGAATGGCTTCTGTGGATCGCCAGCAACAAAAAGACGATGGATCAGGATACATTCGCCACCTTCATCGAAGACAACGCGCCGGACATCGTGGACCCGAGCGCGGCCACAATGAAGGAAATCGCCAGCGACCTGCACGAAACGCACGAGATGACCTTCGCCGGAAAGGCCACCACGCCTAATGGTTCCCAGAAGATCAGCTTCACGCAGGAGAATAAGAGCAGCTTCGGCAAGGCGGATGCCACGGTGCCGGAATCGTTCAAGGTCGGCATCCCGGTATACATCGGCGGCGAGCGCGTGCAGTTGGTGGCGCGGCTTCGCTGGCGCGTCGCGGGCGGGAAGGCGACGTTCTGGTATGACCTGCTGCGTGATGACGCGGCGGAGCGGGCAGCGTTCGACGCAACCCGTGCACAGGTGGCCGAGGCTATCGGCGCGCCGATCATTAGCGGGGTAGCGCGGTAATGACGCCGGAATGGGCAGAGCAGCAAGAACTTTGCCAGCATGGGGAGCGCAGGAAGTTCTGCGCTTCCTGCGCCAAAGTGTTGCCGCTTCCGGTTGCTGATTCCGTCGAATGGCCCGAGCACATGATCGAGGCCGAATGCACCCGGCTGCTCGAGCAGGACGGCTGGCGCGCGCTGCGCACGGACCCAGTGAGCGACCGCGGGCGCGGCAAGGGCTTCGGCGAAGTGGGCATGGCCGACCACATGTATATCCGGTACAACTGTGCGGGAGACGTAGCCGCTGGATTTGACCCATGGCCCCCTGATTTCTATGCACTATCAGAGACGCTCTGGATCGAGTTCAAGTCCGCCAAGGGCAAGCCCGCTAAGCACCAGACCGAATGGCACACGAAAGAGCGGGCGCGCGGCGCTCTCACCTGGATTGCTGGCGTTGACTTCCCCGCGAGCGTCTCCGGATTCGTGGAGAAATACCGCAATAGCGGATTGAATCGAGGCAGAGTTTGATCGAACACAACGGAAGTCTGATCGAAACGCGAGAGGAATCGCAGGTGCGGCGCGAACTACTGGCCTGGTGGAAGGCTGACTGTGGTTGGGGCCGCGCGGCGCCCATCGTCGTCCCCGATCCCGTCATGAGCGACCAGCCAGGAATCTTCAAAATCCACACAGAGGTTGAGCCTTCGCCGAGCCGCAAGCGCGACAGGCCGCACTCCAATTCGTACGGGCTCAACAGCCTCGGAAAACGCTCGCACCGAAAGTCTGCCGAGGCGTGAGATGCTATACTGGCTGTGGTGTTGCTGTCGGGCTTGCAACCTGTCACCACGGAACGGCGGAACCCCGGTGAGGCTCCCTTAGGGCCTCACCACCACCAAGCCTCTAAGGGGGGCTGATTTGATACTTCAATACGGAAAATATCGCGGCTGCGACATCAGGGACGTGCCTCTCGAATACCTCGAATGGCTGTCCGAATCCAACAAAGAAACTCAGAAGTCACTGGCGGCTGAATTGCGTCGGCGTGAGTTAGATGAGGAGCAAGATTCCTCGATGGCCGAGCGGATAATCAAAACCGGATACAGAGAACTATCCAAAAAATATCATCCCGACGCTGGCGGGAATCACACGGACATGGTGGATCTCAACGCGGCTATGGAGCAGCTCAAGGAGTGTTTGTGATCCAATCCTATCCCTGGTACATCGCCGACTGGCGAGAATCAGAGACACGTATCCGATTATCCCTAGCCGAGCGCGGCCTCTATCGAGAGATGCTGGACTATTGCTATTTGGAGGGGTCGCTGCCCGTTGACGCCGTTCAACTCGCCAGAATTTGCGGCTGTGACACCTCAGACATAAAGCGCCACCTTCCAGTGGTGGAGGAATTGTTTGTTCGACTCGGCGAACGATTCACGCACGCGAAAGTGAACGAGGTTCGCGCGAAACTCGATGCTTATCATAAGGCTAGGTCACACGCAGGTGCAGCAAGTGGTAGAGCTAGGCGTGAACGTTCGTTGAACATATGTTCAACGTATGCTGAACCTTCTCCTACACCCTCTCCCTCTCCTGCTCCTGCACCCACACAAGAGAGCGTGCGCGCGGCGCTGCCGACCCTCAGAAAGCCGAACGCCGACGACCTGAACGGGCAGACCTCGCAGCGCTTCGAAGAATGGTTCGCGATCTGGAGCGGCGTCCGCGGCAACGCATACCGCGCGCAGGCGTGCAGCCAGTTCCTCAGCGTGGTGATGCTGGCACGCGAGGCAGACGCGCTCGACTGCGTTTCATCCTATGTCGCCGGACCGGGTGCCGACCCTTCGCACGGATACCGCCCTGACAACTTCCTGCGCGAGATGGCGGCGGATTCCTTCAGGACCAGGTGGCCGGCGCAACGTGCGGGCCCGCTGCGCCAAGAAACGCCAACAGAATCCGCAATACGGAAAGCGAAAGAGGCAAAGAATGGAACTCGCTGAAGCATTGGAACTGGTGTCGCGGCTCTCGCGCACGAAGAATTACCCGCGCGATGAGGCAGGCGTAGTGTATCTCGCCGAAGGATTGGCACGGGCAGCGTCCGCGGCCGGCGTCGACGCGCGTCACATCGTGATGGTCTGCGCCACAACGAGCGAATGGTGTCCCACCGATGCGGATCTTGTGACCATCGCCAATCAGATCCGAGATGAGCAGCGCCGGGCACAGGAGGCGCTGTTGCCGCCCGTTACAGCGCAGTGGAAGCGCAAGTACGGCGAGCCGAAGCCGTTCGACTGGAAGGCGCTGGACACTGACAGGATCAAGCGCGTGAAAGCGCGCGAGGCCGAAATGCTATCAGCGATCAAGGCGAAATATCCCGGCGAACTATCTTGGGCCGGAATGATTCAGGCGGCGAAAGAACTCGGCTATCTGGATTACGCCGAAGCGTGGGAAAAGGGAATGCGATGACGAAATACGAACTCTACCTTACGGAACTTGCACTCGCCGTCCAGATCGATCGCCATGTTGATTCGCGTGGCCGGGTTACGTTTCGCAAGAGGAGAGAACGTCCAGATGCGACGCCAGCGAAGTGCCAACCTCTGGCGCGGGCGGAACGCAGCTAAAAGACTGAACAGTTTTGCTCGCTCCCTCTCCGTCCGCTCGCAACGCCAGTTTATCGGCCAGTTGACGGATTGTCAATAACCGTACAATAATCAATCGAATGGGCAGGCCAAATTCTCACACGCCGGGCATAGAGACGGAAATTCTTGAACGTTTAGCTGCCGGCGAGTCGCTTAACGGAATATGCAAATCGCAGCATCTTCCATCCGAGGCGGCAATTCGAGCTTGGTCCGTTACAGATCAACCCCCCGGATTTAGTGCGAAATACGCGGCTGCGCGCGCGCGAGGATACGACGCAATCGCTGAATCCACGTTCGCCATAGCGGACGATCTGACCGAAGACGCCAACAGCCGGCGCGTCCGCATCGACACGAGGAAATGGTTTCTTTCCAAGCTCGCGCCGAAGAAATACGGCGACCGCATCGAGATCGCAGGCGACAAAGAAAACCCGCTTGAGGTGAACATTGGAGCTGTCGAATTGCTCAAGACTCGAATTGATAGCCTCATTGCCCGCGGCGGAACGAGCGAGCCTCCTACAGGGACTGACTGACCGAGAAGCCGCTGCCATCATGCATGACTGGCGCGGCTTCATCGCGCGACGCAATCAAGTTCAACCGGCCGGCGATTGGGTTCACTGGCTGATTCTCTCCGGGCGCGGCTGGGGCAAGACCAAGACCGGGTCAGAAACCGTGCGCGAATGGGCACGCGAGAAGTTGCCGGCGCCGATCCATCTAATTTCCCCAACGGCGGCTGACATCCGCAAGGTCATGATCGAGGGGCCGTCTGGAATTCTGTCCTGCTATCCAGCTGGCCAAGCTCCGCTCTACGAGCCTTCCAAGGGGCATCTCCTCACGTGGCCGAATGGAAACATCGCGTACGCATTCTCGGCAGAGGAACCTGAACGTCTGCGCGGCCCGCAGTGCTGCCGATATTGGGCGGACGAACTCGCCGCATGGCAGCGCGCTGAGGAAACCTGGGATAACCTGATGTTCGGGTTCCGCATCGGCGACCACTTGCGGGGCGTCATCACCACCACGCCGCGGCCGATCCAACTCCTCCGCGATCTCATCAAGAACCCGGCCAGTACGATCACGCGCGGCACGACATACGACAATCGTAGAAACTTGGCGCCGGAGTTCTTCGCCGAAGTCATCCGCAAGTACGAGGGCACGCGCATTGGCCGGCAGGAACTCATGGGCGAACTACTCGAGGACTTCCCCGGCGCGCTGTGGACCCGGGCGATGATCGAAAGCGCGCGCATCCGGCCCGACGAGGTGCACTGGGACATGATCGTGCGCATTGTGGTGGCGATTGATCCGGCAGTCAGCGCCAACGAGGACAGCGACGAGACGGGCATCATCACCGCGGCGCTCACACGCAGCGAGCACATCCTGATCCTGGACGACGATAGCTGCAAGGAATCGCCGCTCGGCTGGGCGCGGGCCGCGGTCGCTCGGTACAAGATGCGGCGCGCCGATCGCATCGTTGCCGAGGTGAACAACGGCGGCGACCTGGTTGCGGCGAACCTGTACACTGTGGCGCCGGAAGTTCCGTTCCGCGCCGTCAGGGCGTCTCGGGGGAAGGCAGTGCGCGCCGAGCCGGTCGCTGCGATGTACGAGCAGGGCAGGGTGCACCACGTCGGCACGTTCGGCACGCTGGAGGATCAGCTCTGCGAGTTCGTCCCGGGCATCACCGACAAGTCGCCGGATCGCATGGACGCGCTGGTGTGGGCGGTAACGGAACTGGTGGTTGACCCGGAATTACAGGAACTGGCGCTGATCCGGGAGAGGGACTGGTACCAGATTTCACCAATCTAGCCTTGCTTCCGATGTCCGCATGATGGATACTTAAGCGTGCATCTTGCGATTGATCTATTCTGCGGGCTCGGTGGTTGGACTGACGGTCTTCTAGCCGAAGGCTACGACGTGGTGGGCTTCGACATCGAGCGGCACGATTACGGCACGGGCGGCTATCCCGGGCAGCTTGTCCTCCAAGACGTGCTCACGATCCACGGTTCCCAGTTCCGCAACGCCGCGCTGATCGTGGCTTCCCCGCCGTGCCAGGAGTACTCCTACATGGCGATGCCCTGGAAGCTGGCGAAGGCGAAGGCGGTGGCGATACGCGCCGACGTCAGCGGCAAGATGCTGGCCGACCTGAACGCGCTGTTCAACGCGTGCTTTCGGATTCAGCGGGAGGCGTGCGAGGCGGCGACTACAACTTATGGGTGTGCCCGATGCGGCGTATACCATCCGGCGACGAGGCTCAACGGCTGCGAGTTCACGCCACGATACATCCCGCTGGTCGTCGAGAATGTGAAGGGAGCGCAGCCGTGGGTGGGTCCGGCGAAAGCGAACTTCGGCAGCTTCTACCTGTGGGGCGATGTGGCGATGGTCGGCAAGCGCGTGGTGTGCGGAACGGAGTTCGGGAGATACACTCGGCCGATGAAGGCACAGAAAGTTCCAGGCTTTAACTTCCACGAGCACGAGAAGACCGGCCAGCCGGGGCGATCGTTTCAGTCGGCGGCGGTGGATGGTCAGAAGATCGGGGAGTATTCGGACCCTCGCAGGAACGGCGGCAAGGGCGTGCATCTGACCAGCCCGATGGAGAACAGCGACGGCATTAAACAGCCGGGGCATTCTGGACGCGCTTGGTTCGCTGATCCTGACGTGGCGGGACACTTTAGCAGCAAGTCATCCGCCCGAAAGGCCGCATCCGCCCAGATTGCCAAAATCCCGCTCGAACTCAGCCGATACGTCGCGCGCTGCTACCTCCCAAAATAATCGCTTGACATGTCCGTCCGCGCGATGGATACTTGTCTTGTCCGACTCCTACTGTAGCCCGCTGCTGGGAATCGGTAGCGGGCTTTTTTGAGGAACTATGAAACTTATCTTTCCGATCTGCTTCGCGGTAATCGTGATCT